TAGCTAAACCTTTTTCTGTTTGTGAATAACTAGCACTAAATAATGTCATAGCTACTGAAAATGTCATGAATCCTGCAGCTAACGTATTTGTCCCTACAGCAGCTTTTAAAGCTCCTTCGCCAAACTTGCCTAAAGCTACACCAACTGTAGCTAAAGTTGCTGCTGATATAATTAAATCTTTAGCGTTTTCGCCAAACTTTAATATCCCTTCAATAATTTCATCAGTTGCTGCAGCAAACTTTTTTCCACCAGCAGCAATTGCAACTAATGCTACAGATAATAATAGAAAACCTATAGCTAAAACTGCGGCGCCTATACCTGCTACTAAGCAACCCGCACCAAATACAATAAGTGCTGCGCCAAAAACAGCTAATAATCCCGCACCACCTATACCTAATTCTTCCAATCTTTCCATGAACATTTTAAGTAACATTGTAGCTGCAGGTATAATCATCGAAAACGCTGTTAATCCAAGCGCTGCAACTAAGAAGCCTGCCCCAAGTATTAAACATGCTAATCCTAAAACAATAAATAGCCCAGCTACTATACCTATTGGTATAGCTAAGAAAACTAGCGCAGCTATTTCAATCATTAAAGCCGCTAAAACCGTTACTGCTAATGGACCGGTAATAGATAAAACTCCTAAAGCTGTTGCTAGTATCATTAAACCAGCACCACAAATAACAAAACCTATACCAGCTACGATTAATGCTGCGCCAAGTACTAATATAAGAGGCGACATTAATGTCAATGGTAATAAACCAATAGCTAAAGTTTCCATAGCTTCAGCCATTCTTAACATGGCGTCTGTAAATACATCGGGATCAATACTACCAAAAGCAACTATAGCAGCCGCAAACATAGTAAGACCAATAGAAGCTATAATTAATGCTAATGCGCCAGCTATTGCGATTAGTTCAAACTGATTTAATCCTTCGGCTAATACAGTTAACCCTTGCCCAATACGCATTAAACCATCATAAAAAGTTTCTGCATCAAACTGAGCAAAAAGTAAGATAGCTCCAGCCATCATTGTAAGTCCAACAGCAGCTACTGCTAAAGCTATAGCTCCAGGCAAAGAAGCTATCATCGCTGTTAAACCAATGGCTAAAGTAACTAATGTTTCGCCAATACGAGCTAAACCATCAGTTATTACTTCTGTTGGCATAGCCGCAAAAGCTTCTATAACGCCTACCAATAATGCTAAAGCACCAACAACTATTAACATAGCCATAGCCATAGCTACCATAGCTAGTGCCACAATCATTATTGCTCCAGCAACCATTAACATAACTCCGCCACCAGCAAGCGTCGTTGCAATTTTTGATAAAATAGCTAGTACAACACCTATAGCTATTAAACCAACAACAAGTACTCCTAAAGCAAACCCCATACCAGCAGGATCGCAACCAGCTAACATTTTTATAGCTAAAGCTAAAATAAACATTGCTGTAGCTATAATAACTAATGCCGCTCCTATACGAGCAGCTTTTACAACTTGAAGAGATGTCATACTTTTAGTTAAAGCATATAACGCAACACTCATAGCTATTAATCCAAAAGTAAGAACTCCCGTTGCAACAACCAAATTTTCTATATCGCAACTAGCTAAAAGTTTAATACCAAACGCTAAAATTAATACTGCTGCTGCTATTGCTAATATAGATCCAGCAATAATCTTCATCTCAACTGCGCCAACCAGTGTCATAATTTGAGACATTCCATATAAAATGAGCAATAAATCAGCTAATAAAACACTTACTATAACCATACCAGATGCAGCTGCTACGCTATCTGTTTCAGCTAACATTTTTACAGCGTAAGCAAGTGCTAATACTGCTGCTGCTATCTGAAGTAACATTGGTATTTCTGGACCAACACCTTTTGAAAGATCTTTTAAAGCTGATGTAAGAGATTCAAATACATCTAAAGGAGCTGTAGCCATAGACGTAAACGTCTTAATCGTATCACTGATAGTTTTCAACATTCCTATAAATTGATATACCATAGCTGATGCGCCAGCTATACTAGCAATACCAAGAAGATCCATAAAATCGAATTGCTTAAGAAAATCTCCAAGACTTTTAAATGCGCTTTTAATAAAATCTATAAGTGGCTGTAAGAAACTTTTAAATTTACTTAAACCATTCTTTATTGTCTCTATTGTTCTTGAGAAACTACCAAATGCGCCTTTACCTGCTTCAGCAAATGCTTCAGCAAACGCTTTAACCTCTGCAGCTAAAGTTTTAAAGAATTCAATAACTGGAGCCATAATCTTAGCTAAAGCTTCTAGTTTCGCTTTAAGCCATTCTACAGCTTCTCCTGCCATTTTGACGATTTCGGCAGCAAATTCAGAAGCGCTACTAAACGAACTTAAAACTGGAATTTTAGATTTTATGGCTTCTCCGAAATTAACCAAAGCCGCTTGAATATTCTTTATAGCCGCCCAAAAGTTTTCTGTTATTTTATATGTTTCATTAAGTCCGTTTAAGAAAACTTTAATGCTCTCTACAGAAGCACGAAAAAGATTCGCTAACGGTTCTAAAACAGTTTTTAATGCTCTAAAACCAGCTACTAAGAACCCGCCAACTACTTTAGCTACCTTAGAGGCTATAGTGAAGAACCCTCCAAGAACAGTTGATAGTATTTTCCATACAACAGTAAATACATTTTTTATAAGATCGCTTAGATTCTTAACCCATGTGAATACTGTAATACATACATCTTTAAACTTCTTTAACGCTTCTTCGCTAGGCATCAAACCTTGAACGAAGATCCTAAATTTTTCTGTTAACTCAGTTAATGCTATTATAAAACTTGTTGTATCTTTTTCTACTGGCGGAAAAACTTCTAAAAAAGCTTCTTTAACAACACCAAATGTAACCGATACTATTTCTCTTAATGTATTAAAAGCTGTTACTAGATTCATTATCCATCTAGTCACAGTTTCTACTCCAGAAAGATCTCCAGTAAGTACTTTTAACATCAATGCTATAGCATTGATAAACGCTATAAGTTTTTGCGAACTTTTTTCTAACATACTAACAATACTTAAAAGTATTGGCTCTACTAAAGGTTTTAAATTTGTAAACACTTCTGTTAAAGCATTAAATACATACCTTTGTATTTCTATCCATCCTTGCCAGAAAGGAAGAGCTAATCTTTTAAGTGACGCCTGCATATTAGAAAGAGCGCCTTCAAAAGTTTTTCCGCCAGCTATTGCCATATCGCCGTAAACTTCGGCTAATGCTTGAGAAAAAGTATTAGCATCTATAAGTCCTTGAGAAACCATAGCGCTAAACTCCGCACCAGTAATTTTCCAATGATCCGAAATCAATGCTGCAGCATTAGTTCCAGCATTAGATAATCTATATAGATCCTTAGTCATTACTTTTCCTTGACCTTGGATATTAATCATAATATCTGCAATATCATTGAAGCTAGATGAAGTCATACCTGCTACACCAGCTATACCAGTTAAAGCAGTCTTTAAATTATCTGTAACCCCAATACCAGTAGCAAGCAATTTACTAGCAGCAGTAATGGCATCGACCGAACTAAATGCGCCTCCTTCTACTACAGCTCTAGCCATAGTTTCTACTTCGACCCATGATTCGCCAAGTCCCTCAATTTGTACTTTTGCTTTTTCAAGCATTATCGCGCGTTCTTTAGATCCTTGCATTAATGGGTTCATTAACCCAGACACCATTTTGGCACCAGCATCAATAGCTGAAGAAGTAATCTTTGCTAATGCGGTAACACCGACAACACCTAGTGACAGAAATTTATCTTGAATCCATTCTATAGCATTAGCTATTGGATTAAATGATACTTTATCGGCAGCAGCATCTATCTCAGCAAAAGCCTTAGCGCCATTTTTCAAATTTAATGATTTATCTAAATCAGCGAGCTGCGATATTGTTTCTGATACGCCCTTTTGAAAAGCTCTATTATTAAATTCCATCTGGACGACTCTATTATCAACAGAAGGACTCACGAGGTAGTCACCACCTTCCACATTCTTCTAACAAAATCATCAAATACTTTCCTCATAGCAGGATTAATATAATCTCTCCCACGAACATAACCGCCTGTACCAGTACCATGGCCATGTTGTAAACCAATCGCAATCTCAAATTCGCCATTTTTATTAGAATTTGTCCAAAATATCTGCGAATGGTATTTATCTCTGATTATTTTATAACCCCAGGAAGATGCAGTTTCACCAGTGTCCTTTGGTGTAGCAGCAGATAAAGCAGCAACTCCTTGTCGACCTATTTCATCAAGCATATTTAAATGCTTACCTGTTTCCATAGCTTCTAGAAAAGATCTAGTAGCATTAAAATTACCTTTATGTGTAAAAACAAAACTCAAGCTAATCACCCCTTACTACCAAGAGCCTGTCGTCTTTGCTCATTAAGCGCGCGATTACGAGTTACAATCTCGTTTGCTGGAGTTCTTTTCTTTTTGCTTTTTGCTTCGGCTTCTTCCGCCTTAACTGTATGTACTTTTATAAGAGTCATTAATCTATTAAGATGCCACTTTTGTGCTTCCCATGAAATTTGATGTGAATCCATCCAATAATAGATTAGCTCTGAAGTAATTATATTACCTTTTATTCCGCCAGGAGTCTTAAGTTCTTTCTTAAACCATGTAGCAGTCATATCATCAGCTATGTATGCATTAATCAACTCCATTTGTTTATTTGTTATGCTTAAATAGACCTTGTCATCTTCTGGAGGATTTAAAGTCATACATCTTATATAATCAATAGACTGATTTGTTGTTTTCTCTGTAGTATTTAAAAACGAAAGTTTCCATCTTGACTCCCATTTTGAAATAGAAATTAACGAATGCTCCAATTTCAATACACAAGCTTTTGTAACAATGAATTCTTCTGTTTCATCATTAAAAAATTCGCCTTCTGGTAATATTAATTGAAGCATTTGTTTCTCCTTCCAATACAAAAGCTACAGACTAATTCTACTACCTACTAGGCATTATGCTCTGTCGCGAATTTTGTATTTTTTCATCTTCTATTTTTTTTGATAAATCTGCTGGTACAACACCTTTAAAGAAAGCAATGGCTGCTTGTTCGTCTGTAGCAAAGCGCATAAATAATTCGCTATATGCTTCTGTGCATTCAAATTCTTCTCTAATTTGGGCGTTCTTTATAAACTTACGACCATCTTCTGATTTCTCTCCATAAGCAGCCAATACTAATTCTTTAAATACTCCAACTAAAGTTTGCTGATCTTTAGCTGCTATGATTTTTTGCAAGTATTCTTGCATTCCACCTTCTTGCATCAATTCCATCTCAGCTAACTCTGCTTTAGTGAAATTAAAGTAAAAATCTTCTGTTCGTTCTACACCATTAAAATCGATATATGTAATTGTTTCTTTTAACATTTTTTCTCCTTTTCATAAAGCTCATCATAGGGGAGCTTTAAAGAAACTCCCCTATGAGAACATAAAATTAATTATCTTTATAGTACTTCAATAATAGCTACTACTTCATCCGGCAAAGGAAGCCTTGCTGAAACTGAATCATCTCCATAAAGAATAGTTTCAATTGCTATCAAAGCATCTTTACTAATCTTTGTAGAATCAATTGACATAATCGCAGTTGGCTTAGCATCTTTGACAGCTACTGGGGTAGTAGTAAGTTCCCAAGAGAAAGTAATAGCTTCAGGGCTATCATTTACAGTAGAATATGCTTTCTCAGAAGGAGCTGCTTTACCACCATAAATAAGATGAATCTTATAACCAATATCGGGCGAAATATCATTACCAAGCAAAGTGCGATAACTCAAACCAAATGTATCTCTACCTTGTTGACCAACTGATACTCCTGGCATCAGTTCCAAAGAACCATCGCAAGAAGCCCATTCGTCGGGATAAGTATAAGCCTCAATTGTTCCGCCAAACTCTTCAGCAGCCAACAAAGACCCATACTTAATATTATCAGCAAATAGCTTAGTTTCATCAGCTCCAGAAGGAGATTGCGTGATGCCAGTAAGACCATTCCAAGCTACACCATTAATATATTTTCCCAGTTCATCTTTCTTATATAATACACCTCTA